AATTGTACACACCTGTAACATTTTGGTACCCGATTGAGTCAGAACTAGTTAAGTTAACAGTAGTTAAGTCTACCCAACTTGTATCGCTTGTAACTTGACTATCTAATGTTGCTTGGATAGTAAGATCACCTACATAGTTACTAGAATAGTAAGTTATTGTGTGTAATGCACCGTTGCGTTTATATTCGGGTTGTGCTTCGACTAAACTACTAAAATACTCTGTTATTTGTCCGTTAGGTCTATAAAAACTACTAGTTAGTGGACGAACAAAGTCTGTATTTGGTAATTCGGTTGAATCTGTAAACGCAGGATAAACGTGATCAACAATTTCGATTGTACCGGCAACTTCATAGTATGTGTTAGCATAAGTCACATGGTTACCAGAACCGCCAATTGTTCTAGTTACACTAAACTTATAAAACTTGCTTACTAGGCTTGCTGTGTCGCTTTCTGTTAGCGTAAGTGTAGCAACGCCGCGTGTAGCAACTGTGCTACCGTCATCTACTGTTACACAAGGCGTCTGTAAATGTACAGCACCTGTTTCTTTGTTTACTAAGTTAAATGTAAGTGTTTCGCCACTTATATCTAACGGCTTCTGATCTTGGTTTTTTACAGTGAATTTAAGAGTGTTCGTGACACCTTTAACCACTTGAATATCTTTCTGGTACATTGGCGTATATCCTTGTCTTACGGCCCCGTCCAAATCACTGAACAAGGTATAACCGGTTTCATAAATATATATGGGTAACTTATGCATATTGAGTTCATCCTATAACACTATTTATTGGAAAGACATGACAACACTACAAGAAGATTTACAAGAAAAATTTCCGTTTTTAAGTTGCGTTAAACACGGTGATATCGAATATGTTGGTATTATTATTAATCAAGATTCTGCTGTAACGAGCATTTACGATTATTCTAGTTGTACTGATGATGGTCAAAAATTACGTTTGCTAGAATGCGGAGATAGTTGGTGGTGGGAATCAAATAGAAAAATTCCAATTAACATTTTTATGAAGTCGGATATGATTCCATTTAGAAACCTAATTAAAACATTTGCTACTAAAGATGTTGAACTAATATTTGGGCCAATGGTACGTTTAAATGATATTACTGAAAAACGTATAAAACGTAAGAGTATTCAACTAATACGTAAAATCAGATAGGTCTGTTCTTGTACTGCCAATAGATTAAAAAATCTAAAAAAAGATAATTTAAAAACAGTCCAATTGGTGTAAATGCTACACCAAAAAAAGCAGGCAACACAATCAAAAAGATCAATATCTTTATACAATAATCAAGAGCAAGTTCCGGAGGTGAACTCCAAAAAGGCCAACTGCCTAAGTTAGGTTTTTTAGGAGGTCTAGGGTTATGCATCTCTGGAATCATATTAACTCAATCCTTTTTTTGAGAACACCAATTAAATTATACAATCCATTCCTGCGTTGTGGTGTTACTAACTGAATGAATCCCAGTTTAGTAAGATCTTCTTCTTTAAAATCATTTGCTTCTTGTTTAGAACAGTCTGTAAAAATATCACAAACTATTGTAGCAATGCCTTTGGGAATCATAGCATCACTATCATAATAAACTTTTATTTTGCCTTCTACTAGACCAACGTCAACCCAAATTTTACTAATACAACCAGGAACAAGTTTGTCATCAGTTCTAAGTTCTTCTGGCAGTGTAGTTGCCTGCTTGGCTAGGTCTACAAGATAGGTCAATCTATCTGTGCCTTCCAATAAACTTAAATCGTCTGCCCATTTATCTATCTTTTCCTGTATCATTGTTTACCATGGCTTCTCATTAAGTGTTGCACATTCCATACAGAGTTCTACTCCAGGCACCGCTTTTTGTCTTGCTTCTGGAATAGGTTCTCCACATTCTTTACATTCTTCTAGGCTAGGCTTTGATGCTTTTTTATCATATTCTTCACGTGCCTTGCGTAGTGCCGCTTCATTTTCCATCAAAGAACTAATCTGTGCTAGTTCTTGTTCTTCAAATGTGTCGTTGTTAAAAACAAATTGTTCGTCATTCTTGTTCATATAATCCTTCGCAAATTAAATTCATATGTACCACAATCGCGTGTGCGTAAGCAATCGCGTGTGCCTTCTTAAAATAATAGGAATCGTCAGTCGGTTTCGACCACACTTCGTTCATCACCGTATCCCACTTCTTTCCAAGCAAATGCCTCTTCGCTGGACGGATAATTGCTAGTACCGCCGCTAGTTGTTCTATACTCTGCGGTTTCATTTCTTTTAGAATAGTGCTGTGTTCTGCGACGTGAAATAATTTGTTGCTGAAGTCTTCGTGAGTTAGAAGTTCCCATAGTGGTTCCTTTTGTAGCAAACTATTTAAGTGTTCTTCGCTTTTCACATGCTCGTATATGTGAACATTTAGCATATCTATTTTGAAGTATCCACGTTCGTCTGCTACTTTATGATCTAGTGTACAACGTTCTGTAAACGGATCAATTGGAGCATTGTGAAAGTAAACACCTGTATTGTGTTTCTTTAATTCATCTTTTTCTAATCGTGAACCTTTAATGTGTTTGAACTTTTCAAGCACACTGTCACGATCAAAAAAATCTAAATCAATATCAGGCATTTTCTTTTTTCATTTCCTCGTAGGCATCTTTTAAATTTTCAGGTACTTCCCAACGGAATACATCAATAAGTTGTAGTCCACTGCTTTCGTATTTCTTATCATTTTTAGTATTTTTTTTCATACCGAATCCTAATCCACCTTTGGTTTTTGTGTGTATCTTTGGGTCGTACTGTGATACGTCAGAATATTTTTTTTGTTTAGGCATACTATTCTTTTGTGTAGTCTTGTTTATCCTGCGAAATAAGATAGCAGTCTGCTTGTATAGTATCAATCAAACTTTGTACTTCGATATCTCTCGCATTACTTTTTGGTTGTTTATATTTTATTTCCATAAGTTTATCTGACATAGATTTAATTGAATCTATCTTTTTACAAAAATCACTAATCTTGTGTAGCATCTTCTTGCTCCGCTTCTAGTTCAACTGTATCTATATTATACACTGGCATACCGCTTCTGTCAAATGTTCTTTTGTCATCTGTAACATAAATGTGCGATTTAAATTTACCATTTAGGCCGTCTTGTATTATAGTCTTTTTGGTAATAGTGCCTTTGTATTCTGTTCCATCTTTTTGGATCAATCGTAAACGCAATGCTCCACCACCGTATATTCTATCAATAGGTTCACCGTTTCGATAGTTACTTACTATTGTGTATTTGCCGTTTTCAAAATCATTTGAATCAGTCAATATGTGCCTCCTTGATTATTTCTTTAGTTAGTTCAACATCTGCTGGCTTCGCTTTAAACTGTCGATTCCAGTACGGGATATCTAATACAGGCTCAACAATTAACAGTTGTTCGTCGTTGAAGTTACTCAGCATAGTCTTTCCTGTTTTAGAATTCAATAATAACCAAGGACTAATTAGTCCATTTCTAATATCGCTAACTGCACGATTTAAATTACAATATCTGAAGTAGTCATTGTATTGTGCTTCTTGCTTTTCTGCCCACTCTAACATTGTTTTTACGCTACGTTCTAGTGCGGCCTCTGTGGGCTCGACTTTGAGCATTTCAAACATATATGTGTCGTACAGTTCGTCACGACACCAGTGATCTAGTTTAACATTTGATTTGATCACAAAGTCAATAAACTTTTCTGGGTATAGCGGATTGATGTTTGAAACAAAACTACCAAACTTTACAAACGCATTGTAGTAACTGCTTTTACAAAACTCTGCATATGTTTTTTCTTTGCTACGTTGTACTAGTATATAAAACTTATTAAATGCTAAGAAGCCAACCTGTACACGCTTCTCATCTTTTTGCAAGTATCTGCGTTTAGCCTCACACATATGGGCCATAAGAGTTTTTTCTTTTTGGAAACTCTTTCCGCAGTGTATACAATTATGTGGTTGTTCAAGCGTTTGGATCATGGTTTTTAATATATTCGCTTTGTTCTTTCTTTGACATAATACTTGATAATAGTTCTGCATCTTCCATCTTCATTGTGGGATTTTTATCTAATAGCGTTTGTGTAAACTTGTTTTTAGCCTGCTTCTTTGGTGCCGCTACATACTGATGAAAGAAGTTTTCATATGCACCACACATTGCCATAAGTTTCCACAGCAATCCTTTGTGTCCTTTACTTAGACTCCAGTGATGTTTATTAACAAACTCGTTGGTCATTTCTAAATAATGTTCTTGAAAGAACACATCTGCTTTTACATTACTAACATAACGCATAGCAATAAACGGAGCAAATAGTTTCTTATCATCGTCACTTAGTTTGTTATACCATTCTTTGTCACGACGATCAACTGCACTTAACATTGCTTTTAAATCTAGAAACTTTTTCTTCTCTGCCATTAGTTTACCCTTTTCCAATATTGTGGTTGGATTTTATCTGCTTCAGGATCCTGTCCTATGTATTCTTCGCCTGTTTCCATATCAACTAGTTTCCATTTACTAGGACATTTTGTGTATACTTCTAATGCTACAGGTGTATCTAGTTCTTCCACTTTGGTTCCATTTTTTAACTTTCTAGTCATCTTTGTAACTCAACTCAAATACTAGTTTAACTTCTTTTAGTAAATTTTGCAAGGTTTTATTCCCATCTTTGGCCATCTCTATTACCAAATCAAAATCATAAGGATCAATATACCAATCAGGATGCACAGGCTTTTCTATACATACTCGTTCGCCTGTTTCTGTATCTCGTTCATACACAGTTTCTCCTCCATCGGGTGATTCGTATATTTTAGTCATTATCTTTCATCATACTTTTGTAACCACCAATAAACTTTGATCTAACAAGCATTTGACTCTTGTGCTGTAGCCTTTCAAGTTCCGGTGTTTGGTGTGTACAATTAAAATCAAACTTATCACGTTTGAATGGAACATACATTGCTAGAGGAGTTCCTCTTTCTAGTTCTACCTTGCCATACCTTTTAATAATCATTTGCTGATTCATTTCATGAAACTTATCACTCCAGATAGTTCCAGGAAGTGTTTCGAATATATTACTAAATTCAAACATCATAGGTAACTGCATTACACTGTATCCTGGATTAGTTTTAACTCTCCATGGACATGCAGGTTTCAAAACCATTGCTACCTGTTGCTGTAAGTGTGCAGGTAACCATTGCTTAAACTGTATTGGATTATGATGTGAAAAGTTAAATTTATCGTGACTTGTCCTAACAGTATAACCTTCAGGTGTGATATTCAATTCAATGTCACACCATAAAGGTACAACATATGCCGATTTAAAAAAGTCAACAAATGCAGGACAGTTTTTTGCTGTTCCTTTGTTAATACTATCAGGTGGAACTTCTACATCAGCAAACCGAGGCATCTTCTTCCACCATTCAGGAAGATATTTTACAGCAGGTTGTACAGGAACAACTTCCTCAAGGCCAGGAACTTCACTCCAGAATGTAATTTCTGGTTGATCTTTTTTAAACCAGCCTTTAAGTTTTTCAAACATTACTTAACCTTAGTGCCTACTGTTCTTCTTACAATGTCGTCATGATTAAACTCTGCCCAATACAGTTCAAATGCTACACCATCTTCTACACCTTCAAACTGATGGATCTTGCCTGGCTTTACTTGTGTAAACTCACCTGGGCCTAGGATAGTTTCGTCAACTAATCCTTCTTGATCAGCATCCTGCCATACACGCACAATCATTTTACCTGACTCTACAAAGAAGCCATTCCATTTATAACGATGTTCGTGTTCTGAACATTTAAATCCTTTTTTAAATTCGATACGATGAAATTCTAGTACACCGTTCGCATGGATCAATTCTGTTTGACCCCAAATCTTTCCTGCTTTCATTGTCATTGTCCTTTCTCCTTATTATTACCAGACTAAACTAAAATCAAGTACTTCGCTTTGTCTACTTACTTCCTTTACAAAGAATGCACACTGTGGTTCTTTTTTCTTTTGTATTGGTGTAGTAAGCAACTGTCCATTTTTTAATTTAGGAAAGTAAAACTTCACATCTTGATATACGTTAATTACATCAACAGGCAGAAACTCTGGTCTACTGCTTGTTAATGGATTGAAAATAAATGCTTCAAACCCCCTGTCGTTTAAACTTGTTAACGGCAATACTTCGAGGTCACCTACTTCTGAATTACCAACTACCATGCTCCATTCTAAAGGCATTTGTACTTGATGATTACCAATTTGTAGTACTACTGCCGGCGAACTAAAACTTTCTAAATAAATTAAAGGTACAAAAAAGTAATCAGGATCTTTTGGATCTGAATTATCTAATACGCTGTAGCGTATATCTTTATCTATTTCTTTAGGCAGTGTTTGTAGATCAAAGTGTTCATTTTCTAATGTAAGTATTTGCATATGTTCTCCTAATCGATTGCTATCTTTTCTATGGTAAACGGATAGTTCGCTTCTTTATAATATTTTTTTCTTTGCGTTAGGTGCCGTTTAGCAAATTTACATCTGCTAGTTATATCCCAAATTTGGACGAAATCTTTGTCTTCAGCCTTTCTAATTCCTCTGCCAATAGACTGAATAACGCGAACAAAAGACTTACCAGGCTCAATAAGAACCAAGTTAAAAATGCGAGGGATATTAATACCAACCGCGGCAACTCCATAAGTAGCAATAATGATTTTATTAGTGCTGTCTTTAATAGAATCATAGTGTTCCTTCCTGTCGGTTCCTTTAGTTTCACCAGACACAAACACGGAACCTTCTAGACGTTCTTCAAGCATTTTACCTGCTGAAATACGATCAACTAGAATTAATGTATTGCCGGAGTCTTTAATTTTGTCTACAAGTTTGCTCATCCAATCAATTCGATGTTCGCTTGTAACCAAATATTTTAATTCTTCTTGATAGTTACCAAACTCTTGTACGTCATCTGTTTGCACAATGTTTACGTGACACTGTGCTAACACACCTTTTTGTTGTAAGTCGTGTGCTGATATATGATTAATAACTTCGCCTAAGCCTGCTTTAATACCTTGAAACTCAAACTGTTCTTTTGGTATTGTACCTGTTAGTCCCCAACGTATAGGAACATGTGCAAAGTTTTGTGTAAGCAAATTCTTAAGTACATCTGCTTTTGCTTGATGTACTTCGTCGACAATAACACATTTTACATCTTGTAAAAATTCTGTTAGTGTAAGTTTTGCTTCATGGTTCTTTGACTTCTTATCCAACACATTAAGACTTTGCCATGTAATAATAGTGTGCTTATGTCCTAATTCTTTTCTATCACCAAAGTATACACCTACATCTAAACCACAGTTAATGTAGTCTTCTTCTGTTTGTGTAACAAGTGATTTGTTAGGAACAATTACAATAGTGTTACCGTATGGCTCACATATATTACTTAATGTTGCAGTAATAATAGTTTTACCTGCGCCTGTTGCTACTTCTTGTAGGCTCTGTGGATTACTTAAAAAGTTATTGATTACTTCAACTTGATAGTCACGTAGTACAATAGGCTGTCCCTCAGCAACATGTCCTTTAGGCCATACTGCACCTTGATCCTTCCAATAGTTTTCTGTAATGTTTGTAAAGTTTAACTGTGTAGAATCACGTAAATCTTCTACTTCAACATACCAACCTTTTTGCTCAAGTAATGGCAATGCTTCTTCAAGCATACTAACATATGTAGTTCCGCCTAGTCCAAAGAAACTGACCTTGCCGTCCCAACGTCCTAGTTTGTATGCTGGCAAATAACGAGCATACGGAATGTCGTATTTGAACTTATTAGTTAATGCCTTCCGCATCTCTAAATCAAGTCCTTCAAACTTAACATTCACTTCATCTTTAATTACTAGTTTACACGTTGGCACAGTTTTCTACTCCACTTGGTTTGCTACTACAATAATACACCACAGTTGGCTTGTTTTCTAACCAAGCCTGTGTTTTGTAATGACTAGGTTGTGTAGCCAATGTACTAATAATTAACTGTGGATCGATATTATTTTGAAGCAATGGTTTTGGAATTTTTTCATTAATAATAAAAACTTTCTTGTCAGGACTAAATGTATTCACGCCTGCATTCTTAATATATTTGTTTCCTTCAAACCATTCCTTGTTATTTTTAAATCTAAACATAACACAGATATCATTAGAACTATATCCACTACCTAGCAAGTTTTCAACAATACTTTGTAGTTGATCAACACTATTACTACTACACATAATTATACACTGATTTACTGTATTAAGC